AAGAGAAGGCTGAACCTGTAGGCAAGGCAGTTACAGATGGCATAAATGATGGTGTAGAGTCTGGTTTACCCGATGTCTATAAAACAATGGAAGATGGTGCTGTTAAAAGTGCAAATATTTTTGAACAGAAATTCAATGAAACGTTCAGTAAATTAGATACTAAGAATCTTACTGATGATGAATTAAATAATTTTAAGGCACTTGAACTTTCAAGAAAGGTTGTTGATTTAACAGATTTAACAGATGATGAAAAACAATTTATTGGTGAATTACAAGCTTTAATTGAAAAAAATGGTGGTGAAATACCAGAGAAAGTAAAGAAGAAAATAGATGAACAAGTAAAGGAACAGAAACCCTGGGCTGCTTTCCATGAAGAGTTTAGAAAAGAGTTTGATTTGATTCTTCTAGAATGGAGCGCCATGAGTTTTGAAATGGCCCTAGAAATGAAAAAAGGATTTAAAGCGGCAGATCCATTTATCAAACTTACTGATGGACTCCAAGATGAAGAAAAACAGTTGATTGGTTTCCTTGAATCTGTAGCATCTGAATCTGGTAAGTTACCTGAAGATTTACAAAATGCATTAAACACTAAACTGGAGATGAAACAACCACTTGAAGAATGGTGGACCGATTTCTACCAGAAGTGGAAGGATACAGAGAAATTAGTTGAAGAGAAAATAAATGAAGAACCTTTAACTATTAAAGTTGAACTTGAATTTATACCGAAAGAAGAAGTAAAAGAAGAAGAAGTAGAAGAAGAAGAAAGGATTTATTCAAAAGAAGAATTAGAACAAAAGGCAAGAGAATCATCAATACTTTTCAATAATAACTTTGCTGATGTTCTTACGGGTAATACAAGTGCAACCGGACTGAAAGCGATTATAAACGGTGAGATTGAAAAAACTGTAGAGGGTGCAGGTAAAGCGGGTAAAAATGCTGCAAAAAAATATGCATCTAATTTCACTAGTGGATTACGAGAAGAGGATATTGACAGACTGTTTATGGGGCCTGTTTCTTATGGTTTTGATGATATTTACACCAATGCAACTGCAATTGATTCTGAAGATATAACCATTGATGCAACTGTCACGCCTACAATCGATGAGGAGAAGAAAGAACAGGTAAAGGTTGATTCTAACACAGAGGGTAAAGCGTTAGTTGAATCTTACAAGAAAGGTATAGAAGAGAAGAAACCTGAACTTGACGCTACAGTAGATACAGTAAAATCATCAATCCTTGAGAAGTTGAATCTTGCAGAGAAGGCGTATGATCTTGGTTACACATTTGTCAATTCCTACACGAGTGGTATATTAGCGGCACTTCCCGCTCTACAATCTGCAATCAATCGGATGAATGGTATTCTGAACAGTGTAGAAGCACCACCTGTCAGTGTTACGTATAATGTGTCTGCTGCAATGGTTGACTTCGAAGGTTTGCCGCAACTTCAGGGTAGCGGCACTACGAATAACTATGACATTGATGTAAACCTGAATAATGCGACAATTCGTAGTGAGCAGGACATAGATAAACTTGCAGATGCCGTGTATGAACGTATTAGTAGGAATGCGGGGTTAACAGCATGAAAGCAGTTCTCCGTGGACTACGTGATTATAATGTTAATTCCTACACGGTTACTCTGAAGAGTAATGAGAAGAAATACTGTGTTGTTACCATCTCTGCAAAAGACTACTACACGCTTCAGAGTGAGTCAGAGTTGATGTTGATTGTTGATGGGATGGAAATATTCACTGGCGTAATCAACAAAATCAATTTTGATTACTTGAACAATAAATACAACATTACTCTGGATGAACTTGCTTACAAGTTATCATTTGACTATGATTTGATGAGTAAAAATGCAAGTTTTGACATCACTTACACCTTAACTACCTCTAACATCATCTTGTCAGAGATCCTTGCTAATACAGCGTTTACAGTGGGTTACGTGCCAATACAGACTATTCCTGAATTAAAAGGTGACAAACTCAATCGTTATGAATGGTTACGGTTACTTGCTGATAATTGTGTGTGTGGTCTTGATGCTGATGGAAAGTATACTACTATTGCTGATAACATTGTCTCTGAACAAACTGCGTGTGATGTGTGGACGGTAGGAAATGAGATTTATATCGGTGTCAATGGTTGCACTCGTAGTAACAAATCAAGTCATACCTGGAACAAAAAAACATGTGATATAACCAATGCAATTATTGATATTCCAGAGATTGAAGTTAATGTTCATCCTGTGCAGAAGGTTATTGTAATCGGTAAGGATGGTGTTACTGGTGAGGCAAGTGTAGGCACTAGTCCTACTATTGTTATTACAGATGATTCTTGTGCGGATGCAGCAGCATGTGAGAAACGTGCAAAAGATGAATTGAGTAAGCAGAATAAACTTGCATCACTCACTATTAATGTTGATCCTGACTTGTTCTACTCAAAGGCGATTGAACTTGGTTGTCACGTTACTATAAGTGAACCTGCATTCATCGCTGGCACGTATGAGATTATTGAAATGGAAATTACTCAAGATAAATGTAGTATTACCCTTGATAAACCAAAGAAACGATTAGAAACTATACTTGATGATTTGAAGCGTCGTGTGAATTTAATTGAGAGGTGGAGATAAATGTATATTGGAGATATTTATATTCCGTATATATCGGAATTTTCAATAAATAAAACCACCAAAGATAGTAAAGAAACTAACTTCATCTCTGGCGATGCTGATCTTAATGAGACTGCACCGAAACTGAAAGAACTTACTATAGCAGGTGTTGCAGCAGCATATGGAAATAAGACTTCTGATGATTATGCTGATGATCTTGAGGCAGCATTGATTCGTAATTCTGCATACAATATTGTCGAGTATAATAATAAGAAGGGTTATTTTGTCCTTACTGATATTGATATCCCTGACACAGTAGAGAATCAGAATGCGCGTGAGTTTACTGGAACAGGTAAGTTCCTTCCTGCTGCTCGCTATGAATGTTCTTACCGTGTAGAGACTGATTATGTTGACAGTGATTTTGCAATACAGTTTCCCCCAATCATCGCTCTCCCTACAGGTGCAACCAATGTAAGAATCAAGTCACCCTGGGAAATCATGTTTATTGATGAATGGCATGGAACTGTGGGCAATGATGGTAAGATATCTATATTTAAACCGTTTCCTATTTTTGATGCTGATAATTATGCTATAACATCTACAGGCACTAAAACGTTTATGGAGTCTGCCTACGGATGTTTTGTAACAGTGCTCAATGCACAGAATAAGAAAACAGAATGGACTACTACTGTAGGCACAGATTTACCAAAGGGACGTTATAAGATTGTATTCCGCTTACAGGATTTGAATGTTGCTGATGATATATCCGTGACCGTAACGGGCAATAAAAGTGGTGAATTAATTAATGAAATATTCACAACAGGTAAAACTACATGGACTACCATTGAGACTTCAGAATTTGAGATTATAACACATGAAACGTTGTCTGTTTCCATAAAGAAGGTAAATGCAACAACTAATACAATCAAAGTAAACTACGGATTCATTCTTCCTACCTATACTGCAAAAGTAGTATTTGAGAATGATACTGAAGTAGATTGTGGTAATGTCAAGGTGTTTGATACCAATGGTTCTACAAATGAATCTGATTGGAAACAAGTGTTTAATTACAACCATGACTTCTCTACAGGTATAGTAATTCAAAACTCATTCTTCCGTTGGCATGTGGATACAAATGAAATTTGGAATAATACAGGTGAGTTAACCAATCTCATCAATAATCAGGTAGGAAGATTATATCCACGTGCATTTAAAAATAACAATGTCAGTTACATTGTAAAGGAGATTCGTCCTGATCTGGTTGAAATTGAGTTTTCTCTATTCAATGGTGAATCAGATGCAAATGCAGAAGATTGTAGGGAGATAGTTCTTGTACGTTTCACGCCTCTCTATGTTACATTTGAATTAATACGTAATGGAACATTCAAGTGGGATTGGCATATTGATTTTAGCACTATGCCATCCTGGAAGGCGATTAGTGCGCCTTCTAACTTAATGGTAACATCATCATTAGCAAACACTGAACATACAAGTGAGAATGGTATATTTACAGTAATATTTGATGAATGTATTGCAGGTATTTGTAAATCAAAGAATAGTAGTGCTTTAGTGCTTGGTGAAGGTGGTTTGTATGTAAACAATACTGCTGAATCGGGCAACTTTATGTTTACACTCTTTATGATTTCTGGTTCCCTGGGTTCAGAATATATATTCCAGAATACAACCGACATGCAAGTAACAAACGTGCAAAAGAATAGAATTTATGATGATTTCTCGATAGATTCATCAAGTGAATATATTGTAGAAAATGGTAGTAATTTTACTGAAACTTATGGCAATGGATTACGAATACAAAGCAATAGTGATACGATTGTTACAAAGAAATTAAAGAATTTAAAATTAGGAACAGGCAATTATAAATTAAAGGTTCAAATATTACCATTAAAAAATATTACGCGTGAAGCAGGTATTATAATTGCCAGTGATCCTACTTATGATAATACCTATTATGTTTGTTGTTTAGAACTTGATGCAACACAATCTTCAGGTGGTAATAAATCAAAGGTTAAATTGCTTAAGTTTAATCAGAATGCAGGAAGTGAAGGTTCATATGGTGTAGATGGATATGGTGAATATGGTTATGGTGCAGTTGGTAGTGAAGTAATTGCTGCTGTAGAAACAGTAACGGCATATGCAGGTGTCACATATTATATTGAATGTGATTATAACAATGAAAATCGTTCATTTGAAATATATTTTTATAAACATGATGAATCAAAACCTTCAACACCAATAATTACATATATTGGTGATACTGCATTTGATTATGGTAATGTAGGTTTATTTGCCCGCGTTTCAAGTGCAGGGACAAATAATTTAGATGTTATTTTCGATTATCTAGAAGTAACCGATTCAATGATTTATGAAAAGGCTGGTTATCCATTTACAGTAATTACTGGAACATCGCATGGTGGTATAGTTGGTCGGCAAACTATATTTATTTTAAACAAAAAAATTGGTCAAGACATTGATGTTGGGCGTTATAATTTAATTGTACAGACAATTTCAACATCAAATCTAGGTACATTAATATTAGATTTTAAAAATAAAACAAAAAGAACTACTTTAGCACTTGATACCACTTCATCAACTAGAACAATTGGGGGTGATGCAGTTTTAACAACTTATAATCAAATTATTGAATTAAAAGAGTCTGATATTGGTGATGTTGCATATATTTTTTTGGAAAGAAATGTAACAGGTTATTTTCCTTTAACATTAATTACATATGCAGCACTCATTCCAATTTCAAATATAGAAGGTAGTGAGATTATAACACCAACAAATCTTTCCTTTGCATCGTTTAATGAACAAAATTATTATAGAAATCTTGAACCTAAAGAATTTGGTTCAAACTTGTTAAATAGAAAATACAAAGCATATAGGTGATTAAACATGGCAAATACTTATACTACTAATTATAATTTAGCAAAACCGGCACACGGTGATGTTAATTGGCATATTCCAGTTAATGAGAATTGGGATAAGATTGATACAAAAATAAAAGCAATTACCGATAGTATTGTTTCTAGAGTTCCTCCTGGTGTCATTATGATGTATGGTTCAAATACACCACCTTCTGGTTGGTTAGAATGTAATGGTGCTGCTATTTCTAGAACAACGTATTCTGCATTATTTTCAGTTATTGGAATAACATATGGAGCGGGTGATGGTTCTACAACTTTTAATTTACCCGATTTACGTGGTGAATTTGTCAGAGGATGGGATCATGGACGCGGAGCGGATCCGAACCGGTTGTTTGGGTCGGCACAGGATGATGAGTTCAGGAGTCACTCTCACGACTATCATGGAACAGGGGATTATATGGGGGGTGTCAGAAATCTTTTTACTAGGATAGGCTGCCAAAATGCCCACGCACGGTGCGATGACCTCCTTTATGCAACCGGCGGCACTGAGACTCGGCCGCGTAACGTCGCACTGATGTTTATTATTAAAACATAAGGTGTTACAATGTATATAGGTGATATTTATTTACCTATTCTTTCCAAAATTGATAAGAAATCTGTCTCAAAAATAACCAAAGAGATTGCAGGTATTAACGCTAAAGAACCGAGAACTGTTTCTATTCGTAGAAATCTGCAACCGATTACTCTTGAAGGTTATCTTTACAATGATGGTGAAAAGGATGATGCGCAATACGCAGAAGATGTAGAAGCATTACAGTATCGTTCTGCTGGATATTGCTACACGAAATATGCAGACTTAGATGGTTTCATTGAGATTGAAAATGCTGAGGCACCACAAACGTCAGAGGAGTTAGGTGTAAGGAATTATTCAGTGGAAGGAAAGTATCTTCCTGCGAGCAAATATGAGCGTGTAGTGGAAGTGGAAACAGAAATGCGTGAGAATGAATTTAATATAGAGTTCCCTCCGCATGTTGCTCTTCCCGTGGGCGCTACAAATGTTAGAGTCAAGACTTCGCAGGATAGTGTGAAATTATCTGCACCTGCATTCATGGCAGGAGATATACCGATTTATAGACCGTTCCCTGCATTCTATCCTGATGATGTTACACATTCAGCAGGTGATACTCCGAAGTATGATACTACGGCGTATAAGATGTCTTACAACTTACTCGATGCAAAGGATGAATCTATTTCTTACACGTTTGTATCGGGTGTGGATGTCCCTCTTGGTTCTTACCGTGTAGTTCTGCGTATGAAAGAGGATACCACAATCGCATCAGACGCACGTATCGTTGTTTTAAGCGGGGATAATGTTATAGTTGATAGTTTACATACCCTCGTAGGTGATAATGTCTGGAACATAGTAAAATCTGCATCCTTTAATATTACACAGAGAGGTATAACCTACACTATTATGGTTTCTAAGGCAGAAGCGGATGTTGCTAACCTTGCAGTCAATTATGGATTCCTCTTACCTGAAAAGAGAGCGCGTGTTGCATTTGATGTAGCGGCAGAGTATGATGTAGGCGAGTGTAAGGTATTCGATACTATTACTACGGATTCTGAAGAGTCTACGTGGAAACAAGTATTCAATCCTGAGCATGATTTTGCAGGTGACATTGTTGTTCAAAACTCTATGTTCCGGTGGGTAATCAAACAAACTGCCTGGAAGGATGCAACTAAGGTTTACAACATCTCTGGTAGTGCTCCTGTTGAAATTGGTAAACTGTATAATAAGGCATTTGGTGATGATTCGGTTGCAATCAAGTTTAAGGAGATTAAACCTAACTACCTAAAGTTCACTTTCGAGTTAGACACAGGTAATGCAACATCAGAGTCTACAAGTGCAAAAGAGATTGATACTGTTGAGATTACACCATTCAATGTTGTAATTGATAAGGATGTAATTGGTGCTTACAAGGATCATTATACATTCAAGTCTACACCCGATGTAATGGTAGAATATGAGAATGGTATTATTGCAGGTTTTGACTCAAATAGTGTCTACGGTTTGATTAAGTCTGTTGATGTTACGAGCAGTTATGATGGAGATATTATTGAAACAACGGGTAGTGAATCGAGTGATTCTTACGTAGTGCCTTTTGTCATTCCATGTGAAATTACATCTTACTTGTATAAACAGGCAGCAGATTTAGTTATTAGCAAGGACAACGGCGATGTCGAGCGGAAGTTCTGGAAGGATGATTTCAGCGTTGATTCCAGCGATAACTATACGAATTATGAAAATTGTCCGTTTACCATATCTGATGGAGTGCTGACGTTAACTGGGAATAGTTATAGTCAGATTTTAACCGTTCCATATGATATGTATGAGCAGACACAATCAGGAACCGTGAAGGCAAGGTTGGTTATAAGCCCTAAGTTTAATATGGTTGCTGCTGCTTCATACTATGGATTTTGCCTGTATTTAGACGCAAATCGGTATTCTATCTTTGGAATCGGCATTACCAAAACTGGAATGGTACAACTGTATTCCTATGTACGCTCTGGTAGTATTGGTACTAATAAGAGTGTAAACACATCTGCCACTTATACCGGTTCCGAAACGTATACTATTGATTTTGAATTTTCAAGAACGAATGTAAAGATAACTAATGTTGATTTTGGTACACCCATTTCATTCAATACTCCAATAGCACCAGGAGCGTATACTGAATCAGTCAATTTCGGTATTGGGGTGACGAGTCCGGGTATTGCAGGTACTACTATTTCTAATATTACCATTGCTCCATCCATCTCCTACGCCGACGACTTCGCCACCGATACTACCGAGCGGTATCAGCCTGTCCTCGGCACTGTTGCGTATGACGATACCAACAAGCGGATGAACGTCACTACAGCGGCAGGAGCGAATGGGAAAGCATCCGGGCGGTTGAAGTCCTACAAGTTCTGTGAGGGTTCTCAAATCTACGATGTGCTTCTCCCTACAGGTGCTGATGGTGACTTCATCTGTCTCGCCACCCATTCTGCTAATGGATTGATGACGGATGGTATCGGTGTAGGATTACAGTCCGATGGAACAGGGAACTGGAACCTCGTAACCTTATCAGGAACTACGGTTACTGTAGGGGCATCGAGCGGGTTGACTGACGGCAAGACTGCCCGCATTGAGATTGAGAAGGACATCACAGGAGCGTATTGGTATTATATCTATGATGCTGCTGGAACCAAACCGACAACGGCAACGGGGAAACTCTATACCGCCTTATCAGAGGGTTACACCGGATGGTATGCCAACGGTAACAACAAGACCTATGCGATTGAAAATATCTCCATTCGCGCTGAATCTATTGTGGGACGGACGAATGTTGAGGTGACTGAGCCGTTCTGGTTCAGGGATGAGTTTGGGGAGGATTCGTTGGGAAGATACCGGACTACCTTTACATTTTCAGATGGAGTGGTCACCGCACCTACAATACCGATTCCGTCGTCACCGGGGGTATTCTGCCACAATTGGAAAATAAGAGATGGAAATTATTCATTTGAATGGACTCCGATTGCTAACGGTGCGGATGGATTATGTGAGGGGATGGTATCATTATCAACAACCCCCCAATATCAAAACAACATTACCGGTTCAGGGTATACATTTAGATATCATAATGGGTTTATAAATTGTGTAAGAAAGGATAGTGGAATCTCAACGACTCTTACTAAAGTGGTTTCGGGTACACCAAATATTGTTCTTGGGACAACCTATGTGGTCGATGTGATCCACAATTCCACTGGAACGGAGAACATAAAGTTATTCATCTACGAAAAGGGAACTGCGCGACCTTCAACTCCTACATCATCGTGGACAGACACTACCTATACGGACGTTTACTTCGGATTTGGAGTCTATACAAACACCTATGGAGGCGGTCTCCAAGCATCCTTTGACAATCTCCAAATCTCCGGCACTCGCGTCTACAACAAACCCATCCACCGGGGAGCAATGCTTGAGACCTATCACGATGGGACGCAAGAGGTTGTAGGGACTACGTTAATTGATGACTGTCAGTGGGATAGAACGTCTGAATGGACACCCAATCCTGGGACTGTGATCACACACAATGCCGCAGAGGGGTGTGTTTCGGTTTCAAGAAGTTCCTCATCTACGACCGTTACACTGAACAACGGGCTTGTGTTCGGAGATGGTATATTTGAGATTGATCTGAATCTGGTTACACCCGATGCAAAATATTTGTTTATCTACCCATATGGTCGAAATAAATACAGAGTAGTTTTGTTTTATCCGAGTTCTGATGCAACCTTACTATCATTGGAATATTATAATGGTAGCGAATGGTCTCGGATAGGTAGTTACACATACACATTCGCATACGGAACGTGGTATACAATTAGATTCGAGAAATTTGGAACTACGTTTAATGTATATCTCAATGGGGTACTGGTAATAACATGTTCGGATTCACATTTCCCATCTGCAACAGGTAGTATGCTTCTAGACGGATTCAAGGGAGGTTCTGACGCATGTGAATATAAGTTTCGGAACCTCGTTATCATCGCCGCCGAATCCAGCAGCACCAACAGCATTGCTACCTGCATTCCACCGATTGGGGGCGGGGCGAGATATGGGGTGGAAGAATCTGTTTACAACACTTTCACTACTGAAAATGTAAACAAAGGTGTATACCTCACTACTGCAAAGGTAAAAACAACTAATCCAAATGCAGATGAAGTATCGCTTGAATATACCAATGATACTACTTCCATTACATTAAACACTACTTCCATTGATGTAGATGCAACTTACACTGTTAAAATTGCACCAATTATCATTGATGCAAATGAAACTGATACCTTACGTGTAAGTGTGAAGAATTCTACTACTTGTGTTCAATCTACAAACTATGTTGATTCTCTTTCCCTGATTCCCGTTTCAGGTGATGATGTGTTATACCCACAGGATTTAGCATTTATCAGTGGTGTTAAACCGTCACAGAAGCGTAAGGTAGAGGTGAAATAAATGTTACGTAAGATAGAATATCAAGGTGATTTTCCAGAAATGGAAGATCATATTCAATTTTCTGTAATAGAAGTTCAAACAAAAGAAGTAGTCATTGATGAGTTTACAGAATCCGAAGAGTATAATGTTGCATACCTCGATGTTGCTGAAACTTATCAGGCGATTGTTGATTACGAGACAATCATTTCCTACGATGAAGAGGGTAATGAAGTAGAGGTGCAGATTCCAATCTACGAAATATTCACAGTAGACATGGATTCATTCTCCCTTCCTGCTACATGGGATGAAATTCAGAATGTGTTGCACTTTGATTTCAAGATTAAAGATAGACTCTATACCTTCTGTAACACTCCAGGAGCAATTAAAGTAGGATTACAAAATTCTATCATATGTAGAACCGTGTATGAACCTGTTACAATTAATTATGGTGACAAGGGTAACATAACACAGAAACAGTCCTACATTAAGCGTTTTGAAACGCCTACTGTACCTCCACTTATGGTAGTCAATGGTATGTTCACTTTACAGAATGATAGCAATGTGTTTATTGAACAATACACGAAAGAACAGATGACACTTGAAGATATTGAACTTTACCGCGATGGT